AGATTGTTTTGCAACTCTTTTAATATAGCATAACACTCTAGAATGTCAAGTAGTACCCTCCCAATAATCTTTTTTCATATATCTTCCTAGTATATTACTGTTGTAGTATGCAGGTGAACCATCCTCTAATGATTCAGTTAGAACTCCATGGAGGAATAATTGTCTTGTTTCCTCATAGTTGACCTTTCCAAGGGTTCTGTGGAGAGAGATGATTTCTCTTCTGAAATTCTCTTTTCCCATTCTTCCAATATCTTGTTTAAGCTCGTCAGAGCTTCCAAAATATCGCTTCCAGTCTGATTCGCTTGTGACTCTTCGCTTTCCTCCTCTGGGTTTTCTCTTCTGCACGAAGTACTTTCTTCCAATGTAGGACTTGCCGCTGGTGGTATTTGTGATGCGATAGACGAACCCATAGTAGTCCCCAATATCATCAGAGGTAAAAGGGCGACCTTCATATATCCAAGGATTTTCATAATCAATATCCAAAATGTGTGCATGACTATTTCTAGTATTTAGTCCTCATCTATAAGAACTTTATGTGCAGTTCCATGACCATCATAGTCATCTGTGTCATAGAATCCTCCTTTACTTCCAAAGAAGAGAGATAGTCCAACAAAAGGAATTGCTGAGACTATTAATACTGTTTCCAACATTATAGTTTGAATCCACTAAAGGTATCTTTCTTAACATCTTGCTTGATACCTCCTACTACATATGACTCTACTTCTGTCTCCTGTGGTGCTACTTGAAGACCCTTAGAGGAGATCCAATGATCTGTCCAAGGTAATGGGTTGTTTCTTGCAGGTATATCATATTGTGGTTTTAATCCAATAGATCTTATTCTTCTATTTGCAATCCACTCAACATACTGATGTAGTAGTTTATCATTCAATCCAATCATAGATCCATCTTGGAAAAGATATTCTGCCCATCTCTTTTCTTCATTCACACACTTATCAAACATTGAATATGTCCACTCCTCTTCTTCCTTGACAATCTCTTTCATCTCAGGATCATCACCCTTTCTCCAGTTGTTTATTATGTTTTGGGTGATTGCAAGGTGTTGATTCTCATCTCGTGCAATGAGGGATATGATTTTTGCGGATCCCTCCATGAGCTTGAGTTCCCCAAAAGCAAAAGAGCAAGCAAAAGATACATAAAAACGAATACCCTCCAAGATGTTGACATTGGTTACTGCCCTATAAAGTTTTCTTTTGAGTTCTTTTCTTGTAAAGTCTGCAAGATAAGAACCTTTGTTATCTGGTTTCCACTGATTTCCTGTGTCATATTCATGTGCCTCATTGATAAAGTCATTGTATGATCCTGTTACACTAGCAGCTCTTTCTAAGATTTTAGGATCACTAATAATCTTATCTAATACTTCTGATGGTTCTGAATAAACATTCTTAATGATATATGTATATGATCTGCTATGAATCATCTCCATAAAAGACCAACACTCCATACATGCTTCTAGTTCTGGTAGAGAACAATATGGTAGAAATGCCATGCCTGGTGCTCTACCTTGCACAGAGTCAAGCATGATCTGATACTTAAGATTAGAAGTATAGATGTGCTTCTGCTCTGGTCTTAGAGTTTGATAGTCACCTCTATCCTTTTGTAGAGACACCTCTTCTGGTCTCCAAAAGTATCCTAGTTGGGACTTAGTTAGGTTTTCAAATGCTGGATATTTAAAATTATCATATCTTTGTACTCCTAAAGGTTTTCCAAAAAACATAGGTTGTTTTTTAGTATCAACATCTTCTGTGTTGAAGACAGTCATGCCTTTAACTTTTGACATAGGTTTTTCTGTTGATGTGATTTTAAATTGCGCAGCTTTCACAAGTCTCCTCTTCTGTGTCTTCTAGTATGTTATCTATTAAATGCTTTAATTCTTCACCTGAGCCATCATTTATCTCATCTGTCTTCATGTCATGTGTGTTTTGATAATAAGAGGTCTTCCAACCATACTTATATGTAGTTAGAAGGTCTTGTGCCATGACAGATACAGGCACTTCATTGTCTTCATAATTCTCTGGATTGTAACTCCAGTTACCAGATATGGCTTGATCAAAGAACTTTTGCATCACTGCTACTACATTTATGTACCCTCTATTGTCAGGCATATCCCACAATAGTGTGTAATTGTTTTTTAAAGTAGAGTATGATGGCACCACTTGCTTAAGTGGTCCTTTCTTTGATTTCTTAACAGATAGGTAGTCTCTGGGTGGTTCTATTCCATTTGTGGCATTACAGACAATAGAACTACTCTCTGATGGCATTTGTGCAGAGAGTGTTGAGTGTCTTAACCCATGTGCTCTGATGGCAGTTCTTAGACCTTCCCAGTCGTGTTGTAATTTTTGACTACTGATTTCATCCACATCCTTCTTATATGTATCAATTGGAAGAATTGCATCAGCATACTTAGTTCTGCCAAAATATTCACAGTGTCCTTTCTCTATTGCTATCTTATTTGATGCTGACAAGAGATAGAACTGGAAGGATTCTGACAAACTATGCACAGCATCCCATGCTTCCTGAGAATCATAGTTATATCCCAGTTTTGCCAAATAGTGTGCTAACCCTATGAAACCTACACCAAGTGATCTACGTGCCTTTGTAGCAATCTCTGCTGCCTTTACAGGGTACTTCTGATAGTCAATTAACTCTTCTAGTCCTCTGACAGATAATTCACATAATTCCTCTAATTCTTGGTCAGATCTGATCTTTCCAACATTAACTGCTGACAGTATGCAAAGAGCAATCTCTCCAAACTGATCATCTATATGCTGTAGAGGATAGGTGGGTAGGGTTATTTCTTGACATAGGTTACTCATCCATACCTGATCTTTGAAGGATGAATGACTATTACAGTGATCTATATTCATGATATAGATTCTACCTGTCTCTGCTCTCTCCTTTAAGAGTGCAAGTATCAGTTCTTGTGCACCTACCTTTGTTTTAGGTATATCAGGATTGTTTTCATACTCTAAGTATAGAGCATCAAACTTTTCAGTACCAAATACATCATACAATCCTGGTACAGCATGAGGAGAAAATAGAGTTATCTCCTCATTCTTAATAAACCTCTCATAGAATAACTTACTTAGTTGAATACTATAGTCTAACTTTCTAACTCTGTTGTCTTCTGTTCCTTTGTTGTTTTTGAGAACAATGATGTCTTGAATTTCTTGATGCCAGATAGGGAAGTGGACAGTAGCTGAGCCCCCTCTGATCCCGTTTTGAGTGCAGCATCTGACAGTTGCTTCAAACTTTTTAAGGAAGGGGATGACACCTGTGTGTTGAACTTCTCCACCACGGATTTTACTGTTGATCCCTCTGATTCTACCCGCGTTAATACCAATACCAGCCCTCTGTGCGACATATTTGCCAATAGCCATATCACTGCTAAAGATACTATCGAGGGTGTCATCAGAATCAACCAAAACGCAAGATGCAAATTGACGAATGGGTGTTCTGACTCCTGCCATGATGGGAGTTGGTATGTTGATTTTGTGCTTTGAGATTGCATCATAGTACCTTTTGATGTAGTTTAGTCTTTGTTCTTTTGGATATTGAGCAAATATGGTCAATGATATCATCATATACATGAACTGGGGAGTTTCATAGACTTGACCACTGCTCCTGTCTTGTACCAGATATTTATCAACTACCTGTCTAAGGCCAGCATATGTGAACATAAAGTCACGACTATGATCAATATATGAATCTAACTTCTCTATTTCTTCTTTTGAATACTTGGTGTAGATATCAGAGTCATATACTTCTTGATTAACACAAGAGTAAATGTGATTCTCCAAAGTTGGCAACTCTCTTATCTTTCCATATAAGGATTTGCGAACAGAGAACAATAAAAGTCTAGATGCAACAAATTGATAGTTAGGATGATCTAGATCAATCAAGTCACTTGCAGATTTAATTAAGATCTCTTGTATCTCACCTGTAGTAATACCATCATAAAACTGAATACCAGACTGTATCTCTACTTGACTTGCAGAGACCCCTGCAAGACCCTTACATGCCTCTTCAACCATGACATGGATCTTTTCTAGGTTAAGTGGTTCAATTGATCCATTTCTCTTCTTAACCTTGTTGCCGTTAGTCATACCTTTTTCCAGTTTGTAAAATTAAGTTTTGCTTGTAATCCTTGAAATGTATTGGATTCTACTATATCTTGAACCTGATGTCCACTCAACACCATATCATTTATGTCCTTTTGAACAATGTTGTTTGGCCAGATCACTACTTTATCTCCTCTATCAATTGTTTTGGAGATTCTGTTGATGATTTCTCTGTTACGAGGTTCGTTATCATAAACCCAAATATAATTGCTCCAATTATACGACCTGATATCAATATCAGACCCAACCATCGCAATGGAATTATCCAAGAAGGTTGAGTCAAATGGTCCTTCAACAATGTAAATGGGTTTTTCATGGTCAATTTCATCATATCCATATATTTTAGGAGCATCATCACTAAGCATCACAGTAATGTATTTAACATTGCTAGGACCTAGAGATCTGCCTTGTAGACCAATAAGTTCACTATCCTTAACAAGAGGTATAATGATCCTACTATCATCATAGTCTAGATCAGTAAATTTGTTTGGTACTAAGGTATTAACAAACTGCTTAAACTTCTGTGCATAATAAAAGTTTCCACCAAAAATTGCCCTTCTATGAAGGTAAACTTCTGATTCTTTGACATCAAAAGCAGATGGTAGATCTATATCAATCTTCTTCTTGAACACAGGTTTAGACTCTTTCACTTTATCAAGTTCTGGTTCTGGTTTAGGAACAACAAAGTTCTTACTACCAGCAAACCCTTCCTTGAACTTCTCAAAAGCATATTGTTTCTGAGTAGTTGGATCAATCTTCTTTAAAAAATTATTAAAAGATATATTAACTCCACAATTATGACACTTATAGTTAGTGTTATTCTTTACTTGATAGAAATATCCACGTGCTTTATTCTTATTTTTCTGAGAATCTCCACAGATAGGACACCTAAAATTATAAAGGTTGGGTTTTACTCTTTTAAATTTTGATAGTCTAGAAGAAATCAAATTGATGTATTTAACATCAATAATATCCATAATCAAATATTTACTGCCTATCCAGTATAACTGATGAACTGGGAGGTGTCAATGTAGATGTAATGATTCTTGAACCTACTGGTGATACTAATACACTTATAACTGCCAAAGCACCTGCTATGCTCCACATCTTTCTCTCTATGGTGCGTATTCTTGACAGCACACTGTTATGATCGACGTCCATTTTATCACGGAGTTGGTCAATTTTAGTAAATAATACGTTGTCAATTTCCTCTTGTTTAGTAAGTCTCTCTTCATGGACAGCTAACATTCTACTCACTGATGTATTTAACTCACTGAGTTTTTCTATAGCTGATTCCATCTTATGGATCAGAGGTTTTAGATCTTCCACTTTTTGATTTACAACTTCAATTTTTGATCTACCAGACCATGCCATTGTTCTATTTGAAATATGGATTAAAATTCATTGCGTTCTTAATTGCCTTCTTAGTCTTTCTCTTCTCTCTGTTAGATATCAACTGATTAATATACTTCTTTACATATTTCCTTCTACCATCAATCTTTTGCTCTGGTTTCTTACCCATTGGAGAATCAAAACCTGCTGTAGGACCTTGAGGTGCTGACTGTCCACCAAATCCACCTTGAGCACCAGGTGCATTTGCTACCATACCTTCTTCTTCTACCTTGAACTCATGGTACATGGCATTGCGAAAAGCATCTATAAATCTATCAATTTTCTGTTTTTCCATTAGAAATTCTCTCTAATTCTTTTAAACAAATTTCATCCATATCAATGTCATGTAATTTAGTTTTTGGATGATCTGGAAGTTTATCCAGAAAAACTATGAATGCTTTGATTGATGGCCACAAGTTTTGATCTATTTTATAGAACAACATGGGAGTGGCAGCATCACCAAAGATATTATACAGTATAATAAAATGATTGATCAATAGATGAACCTTCAATTCACCACTGCTTCTATACCTTTTGAGTAATCTTTTGATATATCTAAAGTGATTTAGATCCTTATCAAAATCCTCTTTGGTTACTGCAGATGGATTTTCATAGTTTTTAATAGCAAAGAGGAGAAAATTCTCCTCATTCAAGTCAGAAAATAACATATTATATTATATTAGTTTTTGAGTTATGCAGCAACAGTGATTGTTCCAGCAGCAGTTCCTATAGCACCAGAGTTAGTAATTGTGGCATTAGTAGAACCATCTGCAGTGTCCTTAATAGTACCAGAAGCCAAAGCCATTGCATTAGCAGCAATTGAGAGCACATCACCTGCATTTGTTGCAGCATTAGCAGCAGCAATTGTCTTTCTGAATATTAGTTCATTTGTGGTTGAACCAGAAAGGTAAGTAGCAGTAAGGTTTCTGCTTGGTGTGTCATTAGTTATTGTAAGTGTTGGAGTACCACCTGATGTGTTAACAGTGACTTGCTCATTGAATCTAACTCTTACATCAATGTTACCACCATCTGATTTATCAAATGCAGTTGTGATAAATTCAATCTCTGTAATGTCAGCAGCTCCAAGACCTGTAGCTAGATCACCAACACAGCATAAAACTTCTGGTTGGGCATCAGTGTTG